GCATGGGTTCTCGGCTGTCTTCCACGTGCGCCTGAAGCAATGCTTTCTGCTCCAATTCAATTTGTTTATGCCCGCGCAATTCGTTGACCATGTCTTGCTGCGCCTTGATGTGGTCCTCAAAGGCACGGATGATTCTGTCCACGGTGTCCCGCTCAAAAAGCACGTATGACCCCGGGACCAGGTTATGCTTGCCGTTTCCGTTCCCATTCCCATTCTTCCCATTGATGGCTTTCTTAATGAGTTCGGTTAGAACTTGCCCGGCCACGAAAAGGCAAATTAACAGACTCCCGTCTTTCAGCCAGTCAGGAAATGCCGATGGGCTCATAGGCCGCGCGAATTAGACGACAATACCGGTCACGTTTATGTTTAGCCCATCGGAGTTGCCAGACCGAATGTGCGGGTACTTCTGGGCCGGTACAGCAATGAAACAGGAAATATGCGTTAAGGTGTTCGCCGTCGGGGAAGCATAGCTTGTTGAGATTTGAATCGCGTTGGTCGGTGCCGCAGCGCTGTTGGTCACCGCCGTGTCACCGTAATATAACGTCGCGTGGATGTTGGCGTTTGAGGAGTACATATTGATGTCGGTGATATACAGAGTTTTTGAAGCGGGCACTTGGTAGCTTCCCGACGTGCCAATCGAAAAAACATTGTAGTTTCCACTTGTATTAACACTGGCGTACAAATGAACAATATCCCCCGGCGTGTCCGTCGTCGCCCAACCCGCTTTGTAGAGCCTTGTTGCCATACATCCTCCTAGTCTGCGTTCAGTAGGCTATAGCCTGCTGCTATGAAATCCGCATACGTTTTCACGGCCTTTTGCGTCGGCAGGATATTGTCCGAGTTATCGGAAAATGTCCCGTCGGCGGAAATCTGGTTAATGGATGTCCCCGACGCCATGCCAAACGAAACGTTGACGGTGGTGGTGCCGCCCGCGAAAATGGCCATTCGCCGCGTATACCCCGTCCCGTCTTGGGCCGTGGCATACCCCAATTCAAATGAGGTCAAGCTGCTGTCCCAGAAGATGATGGCCCGCTGGTCGCCGGACTGACCGCTATGGAAAGACATAAAGTCCGAGGCGTTGGCGTTGGCTATGCTCAGGACCGTCGGAGTGTTGTTGCCGGCGCTTCTTATGTCCACCCGCGTGGATGGGCTCGTGGTACCCACCGCCAGATTTCCGCCAAGGTACACGTGGCTTGACGTATAAAGGGACCGCCACCGCGCCAATGAGGTGCCCAAATCAAACGCGCCATCGGTTGTGTTGCCGCCGGTCATTGGCACGATGTTTCCTTCAATCCAGTCGAACTTGGCTTCGACGTCGCTGGCGCGTGCTTTGTTACCGGCTGTCAGTGTTGGCCACGATGACCCTGCCATTTAGACCCTCCGTAAACTAAATTCCGTGGTGAACCGTTCCAGGTCTGTCCGCTTGGACAGCACCTTGAATTCCACCGCGTCGTAATCGAAATTCTCGCCGTCTTCCACCGACCAGTTCGCGTTGTCCCAGTCAAACGAATCCCACAAGGTTTGGCTGGTAATGTCATAGGACCGGTAGGACACGGAAACCCGGTCGGACACCTCAATCTGGGGCATGAACTTAGTGGTGATGCGGATTTCCTCTTTCACGTCACTGAACGTTGTCAAAAGGTGGTTAACAACCGTTTGCGCCACCGTCGATGTTTGGAAGAACTCGTTGGAAAAACTGTAGAGCCTTGACCCGAACTTCCACGCGGAACTGGACGGGTCCACCGTGGTGGCCACGCCGGCTTCCACGTAGCTGGTGGACGTGTCGGCATCCGTCCACCGTAAACGGAACCGGTTGTAATACTTGTCCAGGGCATCTTTCGACTCGTCCAGGCTTACAATGCTCGGGTGGTTGTACCCCTGCCCACGGAAAGCGAAGGCCACGGTGGTCGTGCGGGCGCTGCGGTCCCGGAACTCAATGCCACCTGTACGGTTAACGAGCACAATATAGCCCTCGCACTCGGCCAGCTTTGTCATGAGCTCCCAGCACGTCATGTTTTCAAGCTCGGATGTGGTCGTGGCCAGGTTGTAGAAAGTCGTCGTCGTCTGAATTGACCAGGCCGTTGAGGTGATGAACTCCCTGAACACGAAATTGCTTGAACCGTCGGTGTGGTCCCGAATCCGGGCGACCAGTTCGCTGGCCGTCTGAGTCGACCCCAGCCCTGCGACCTCGTCCGCCATCACCTCGTCGAACACGCTGACCAGGGACTTGCATTTAATGTAGGCGTCGTTTGTCCGGGAACTGCGCGGTACCTCTTCGGACATGATGTAAATGCCCTGGGTGGTTTCGGTGGGGTATTCGTTCTCGCTGGCGTCCTTATAACCCGCCTGGATGCGCACAAGCGTTCGATAGCGCGACAGGGTGCCAAACCACAGGCTATTGGCATCCGATTCCGGGTTAAAAGCGCCGGTGTCGTTTCGGACCAATAGGTCGAGGCCGGAATGGGTGAACCGGTTCAACCGCACGGCGTCGATGGAACTCTCGAAACTGCCCCATGCCTTCACAAACGTTGTAATGTCCGTCCAGCTTGACTCATACTTGCCGTTGGAGGTGTTCCGGCGCTTAATCGCCGCACGGCGGAACGTGTTGTGCGCGGGTGATTTGAGAAGAGACTCAAGCGTTGTCATGTCGCGGAGGTCTCCTCAATGGTGATGGTGCCGGTAAAGCCCGGGCTTTTCACGTTGGTGGCATAACGGAAATCAAAGTCCCCGGACCACACGCACTCATAGGCTTGCCCGTTCCAGCCCGTGGTCGTTGGGAACGGCACAAAGTAGAGCGGCAAGGCAGCGTCGAAAATGCCGAAGAGGGTGTCATAGGACGACTGGGAAAAGAAGCTGGCTGTAATTTCGGCCGTGTACTTGTCGCGCACGTTGAAGAGGACCACGCCTCCGTCCGGCATCTCGTGCTTGATTTGCTTGCGCCGAATGGCGTAGCGGAAGTCGTCTATGGGCGGGTTCCGCTCGAAAACATACTGGCGTTCCGTCACCACCAGCTCGTTGATGGACTTCTCGACGCTCCCCGCAATGGTGTTGTTAAGCTGAATCTGGATGGAATTGACGGTGGTGGAAGCGAATGAGAAATACGTGGATGTCCCCGAGTTCGTTGTCGATGAGGCAAGACTGTTCCCCGTGGCCGAGTTGTAATAGAGAATGTAGTCCCGGATATTGTGGCCTATCATGAACACATGGCTGACCACCGTCGGGGTTGCAAACTGCACGGAAATGGTTGTGGCGGTCGTGCTGTTATAGCCAGAGGAGGAGAAGCCCAGGCGGCGGTTTTTGTCGAACAGGTATTGCGCCGTCGATGTCTGGTTAGCGTCCACCCGCAACATGGTGGTCGTGTTCAGAAGGTTGGCTCGATGGAACTCCATTACAGCCATAGCGACTCCTTATAACGCAACGGAACTTCTATTCCGGGACAGGCTGAACAGGTGCTTGTCGATGATTTTGGCCATTTCCCGGGCCTGACGTTCGTCGCCCATGAACGCACCCGCGTTGATGTTGATGACGACTGTGCCGCCGCCACCCCCACCGCCCATAAGGGCCTTCCGCCCGGACTCCGGCGTATGCCCAAGTTCCGGGAACGACATAATGGCTTCGGGAACGCCCCGCTCCCCGGCAATTCCGATTTGCCCGCTCTTCATGCCAAACATCATGGTTGGCTCGTTAATGACGCCGCCTGAAAACCTTTTCTTGAGGCTCTTCCCAAGCCGTTGAATCCCACCACCGATGGCTCCGCCAATAGCCCCGCCGGCTAGGCCGCCCAGTGGGCCGAACATGAGCGTGCCAAGTGCCGCTCCAGCGACGGAACCTGCCGCGGCACCGCCCTTGTTTGTATCTTTACCGCCGATGTTGCTTGAAAGGCCAATGCCAATACCGGCACCGCCCAAGAATCCACCCAGAGCGCCCAGTCCGCTGCCGCCAGCACCAAAGCCGCCGGACCCGGCAAAAGCGGCATTCTTGGCCGCTTCGTTGGCACGAAAGGCATCGCCGGCCGCCGACTGCGCCGCCAGCCCCGCGACCCATTCCGTCACCATTTTCTTGATGACCTCGGCGACAAAGTGATGCAGGACTTGGTTGCCGATGTCTTTCATCTTTGCGTTAAACGAATCACCGTTCACCAAAACATCGGCCATGCCAGACGAAAAGGAATTGACCATGGTGTCCACGGTGCCGACCCAGATGTCGGTCATGGTGGTGGCGTTCTCGTGCATCTTCAGCCGAATGGCGTCCCACACACGTACGTTCTGGTCGAACCATTCCCGGTCCTTGGTCATGCGCCGGTTCAGTTCTTCGGCGTAAATTTGTTCCCGCGTTTTCGCTGTATAGATGGCCAAGGCCGTGTATTCTTTCGCTGCATCTCCGGCTCCATGAAAAGCCGGAATCTGGTCTTTCACCTTATTCGTTGTTTTTTCCACGCCATGAGCCAGTTCAACCTGCTTTTTCAGCGCATCCGCCATCTTGAGCGATAAATCACCAACGCCAGGAATAAACTTGCCGAAGGCCAGAGCCGCTTGTGTTACCCGCAATTGGAGAATAAGGACCTCACGGGCCATCTTTTCTACTTTAGGTATGGCTTCGGCCATCCATATGACGGCTGAGTTCAACCATTTGAGAAATGTCGTTGCTGGCCCGACTAGAAGTTTCGCCAGATTCTCTTTCAACTCGGAATAGGAGTTGTGGAGCTGTAGTAAACGTCCAAGGTATGTTCCCGCGAGAGTTTGCGCCGCGCCCTTGTTTTTAGCGTCTAGCGCCGCGGTGATGGCCGCGAAATCCTTGGCCTTGAACGCTGCCTCGTCCATTTGAATACCGTAGCGTTGCAATGCACCGACAGAACCGGTTTGAATGGATTTAGCCAGCGCAACGGTTGCAGTTCTAAGTTCGATGTCGGTTGCCGCCGATAGGTCGAGAATTCGTGGAATCAGTTTTGTGATGGCCGCTTCATTGAAGCCGAAGGTCGCCAAAAGCGCCTGCAATTCAATAATGGTTTCGTCCGCGACGGTAGTCGTTTTCTGGAGTGACGAAGCTAGGTCTTGGAGGCGTTGGCTGGCCCCTTCACTGGCTGTGCCTTGATTCTTCAGAGCGTTCTCAAGTTTGGCGACGGCCTGTTGTTGTTTGCCGTACTCTTCCAGGGCACCCTTGAGAAAGGACGCCAGGCCGGCCACAGCCGCGGCGACGGCAAGGTACCCGGCCTTCAATTGCCCCAGTTTCCCCATCACCCCACTGATGGGCTGGCTGAACGCGTCTTTGAGTTTCAGTATGAGTGTTGCTTCTTTTTCGGCCACTTACCGTTCCTTCCGTTTCGCCTGGCGTGCTTCTTCCGCTAGACCTTCGCCCAGGACGAACAGATTAAAGCAATGCGCTTCCATCACGCTGTAGCCGCCTTCGGGGAAAAGAATCTCAATTGGTGTTCGCGCATAACTTTTCGCCAATTGGTGTATAAGATGGACTTTACGCGGAGAGAAAAAAAAAGCCCACGAACCCCCTTAAACCGGTTCAGGGAATGGGCGACAATTTCGATGTACAGCCGAAGGGCGATGTCGGGGTCACGCATGAGGTCATCGGCGGTGACGCCGTCTTCTTTCCCCCGCGCATCGCCTTTGCCAATGGGCACCAAGGCCGGTTCTATCACCCCCGCCTGTAGAACCGCCTTAATGCCGTCGTCGTATTTCTTCTTCACCGCTTCCGGCATCTTCTCCATGTCCATGTTCCGGCGTGGGATGAACGTGGTGAAGATTTGCGGCATGTTCTCCTCGGTGAAGTCCGTAAAGGGGTTCAGCTTCTTAATGACAAAGCGGTTCCCCTTTATCGTGACGGTCTTGTACCCGAGGAGGTCGCCCTTAGCGGGCGTCCGGCTGAAGGGCCACATTACAGGGTGGCGGTATAGGCGTTGCGAATCGTGACGCCGATGTCCCGGCCCGTTGTGGTGCTGACAGAGTCCACAAGCACGTCATACGTGATTTGGCTTGAGAGAAGCTCGTTGGCCCCGCCCAGTTCCGGGTCCGGGCTGTTCAAGAACACTTTCGGTAGCCGAATGGTCATCTCGTAGTTGTGCTCGGCGGTGATGGCGTCGCCTGTAAACTTCAATTCCACAGCGCCTTGGGTAGCCTGAATGAACCGGGTGTACGACGTGGTCGTGTCGAACCGTTGCGTGATGGTGAAGCTAATCTCCCGGCGCTTGGCGGGCAGAACCCGCAGGACATCCGACCCAAGTTCCCGGCCGGCTTCCAGGTTATTGTTAATGGACAGTTCAAAGGACTGAATCCGTTCCTCGGAGGTCGTTGTGGCCGCGTTGGCTTCGGTGTTGGCATAGCGGAACACGCCGTCTGTGTAGATGAACGGCGCCGCCGAACTGATGGACAGGCTCGAGGCAATGTTGTCCGATTGCTGGGTCGAGTCCTTGAACATGAACTCGGCCGTCAACCGCACGGGTTCCCCCACGGTCGCGGCCACGGTCAAGTTGTTAATGCGTCCGCCGGAATAGCGCCAGGTATGCGTGTCGCCCTTGCGCACGTTGAAAGACAGGCTGGCCGGCGCGGTGTCAAAGTTCCCCGCGGTCAAGCTGAAGAGGCCGGCGGACGTGACGGAGGTGAACGTAAAGCTACCGCCCAGGGCGACGGCCCACAACAACACGTCCTCGTTGGCGTGAGCGTACTTTTCCAGTGTCCCGCCCACGACTTTGTCGGTCTGAACACGTTTCATGAATCCCCGGTTAGGGCCGAAGGTGTCCAGCTTAACGCTGCTGATGTCCGTCCTGAACGAACAGGAAATCGCTTCGATGGCCGAGGTCGCGGAGGCGTAGGTGCCGAACGTGGATTCCTTACCGAGCGCGACGTAGGACTGTAGGCCGACTTTTGCTTCATCACCGATAGACATAGAGTTCCTCCCTGGATTTCTCGAATAGTTCCTTCGCCGCCTCGAAATTCTTGTTCGCCAGTTTTGCCAGCTCGAACTGTTGCAACACGTGCGTGCGCGCATCCAGCCCGGGTTTGATGGCGGCCAAGCATGTCTCCATCTTTCCCCGCAGCGGCGTGTAGAGAATCCCGCGCCCCGTGCAGTTCACCACCGGCAACCGGAAAGTGGTGAGGTAGGAGTACATCCACTTGGCTGAAAAATAGAGGTTCTCGCTGGTGCGGACCCAGTCATTGTTGATGTCCAGCATGACCCGGTGGCTCATGTAATGCCGTTTCGGCTTCATGTCCTCATAGGCGTAGTATTTGCCGTCCGGCCGCCAGGAATAGTCGTAGCCGGTCAAAAGAATCTGTTCGTAGCCGCCCCAGTTATAATGGTTGGTCTCGTCGGCTCCGGTCCAGAAAACGACCATGGCGTTTGACACATTCGTGGACGCCGGCACAACGCGGATGTCTTCGCCGAAGATGGGCATGAAATACTTCTGGGTGTTGATGGCGTCTTTGTTGACGTAGAAGTATCGCGGCCCCAGCCAGCGCGTGGTCCACGCCGGGTTGGCGTAAGGGGTGCAAATCAGGCTGACGCCCTTGGTTTCTTCGATGTAGGGGTCAATCCATTTCGGCAGAATGTTACAGTCGCAAATCATCACGTAGTCGGCTTTAAGGCCCTGTTCCAAAAGCTTGCCGAAGCCTTTGTCACAGGTCAGAAGGTCGAACCGGTCGCGGTACTGCTTGAGGATTGGCACAGACTCTTCAAGGCTCTCGCCCATGGCCGCGGACACAAGAAACTTGCCAATGCCGGAATTGCGCAGTTCCTCGGTCGAACGCCGCCCCAGCTTCGCGTTCTCTTTGGCAAATGGAATCCACTTGGATTCCCCAAACTGGTTCCACACTTGCGTGCTTTGGTTCACCACATCTTTCTGAGTCACCACAACCGCCATTGTGTTTTCTCCTATCGGAAGAAATACTTCGCTTCAACGTCGACCACCACGGCCTTTACCCAGGCCCCGGTGTCAATTTCCAATGCCGCGCTGAACTCCGTCCGCCCCGGGTTGCACCAAAGCGCCGTCCCGGACAAATCCAGTTCCGCCTGCAGCACGCCTTCAATGTTCTTCGCTAACCGGTATGTTTCCGTCATGAGGTCTGCGTGGTCGCTCTCAAGACCTTCCCGCTTATAAATCCCAATGATTTGGTACTTTACGGTCTTTTCTTTCTTGTTCCCAGACGGCCCTGTGATACCGAGGCCCACAAACTCTTCGTCCGCGTTCACAATGCGCACGTACACCGCCGGCAAGTTCCACCCCAGAACCCCCGCAACCTCGATGTCGTGCTGTTTGATGTTGTCGCTTTCAATGCGCGTGGTCAGGCCATTTGAGAGGTCCACCGCGGCCGTTGTGGTGTTGTAGTCCTTCAGCGTTTGGACCAGGGCATTGACGTTTGTCTCGTAGTTGAAGGCCATTAAATCTGCCCTTTCTCTTGGCCGATGAGGAGGTCAAGAATCGTGACCGCCATACGGTCCTTGGCCCGTTCCGACAGCCACATAAACTGGCGCTGGGGCAGGTTCTTGGTAGCGTCGCCTTCGTCATGCTGGCCGGAATACTTCACCGGCGAGAATATCTTGATGGCGTTTGTCCCCATGGATTTGATGTTGGAGCGATTGCCAAGGAGCGATTTCCGCAGAAGGCCAGTCAATTGCAAGACCTTGTTGCCGGGGTCATAAGCCGCCCGCGGGCTGCCGGCCGGCGGTTTGCGCAGGCCAGCCTGAATGGCTGCGTAAATGTCCTGGGTCACTGGCGACCGCTTCGGCCATTTCCCCTGCGGCCCTTCTTCTTTCTCGAAGTGGTCGATGATGTCTTTGAAGCCATGGGTCATGAACGCCGCTTCCAAGAGCCTGTCGGCTTTCTTGGCCTTGGCCGACACTTCGTTTATGAACCCCCGCCATGCGCTGTCGTCGAAGGTGATTTCGACTTCGCCGGCCACTATTCCCTCGCGTTGGACGTGTCGTCAATTTCGTCCTGGTCCCGCGTCCATTTCTTCGGTTCGTCCCGCCCGAAGATGGGGGTGTAATTCTCCGCGCTGGATTTAAACCGCGACGAGGTGTTCACGGGGACCAGCGACCCGTCCGTATAGGTCAGCTTCATGTCGCCTGTGACCAGCATTTTCAGCGTGTCCTTGGCCTCTTTGAAGTCGTCGAGGTATTGGTTGCGCCGCAACCCTTCCACCGCGAACCCGTCCCGGATGGCATAGCCCGCCGCCAGCTTGGCCGTCAGGCTGCGCACCAGGGGCGGCACCGTCGTAAACGGAAGCGAGTACCGGGCGGCAATAACGCCGTTGATTTCCGCTTCGGCGTCGTTGAACCGCCGGGCCATGACGCTGGTTCCGAAAGCGTCCGTGGTTGTGGTGTTCCCCTTGAGGAACCCCGGCAGAATTTCGCTGATGGAGGTGGTCGTCGCGTAGTTTCCCATTACTCTCGGATGAGACCCGCTTTCTTCAGCCGTTCGTAAATCATGGTGTTGCGCGGCTTCTTTTTGTTGAGCGGTTGAAACGTGGTCACAAGCTGGTGCTTAATCGTCGTTCCCGTAAACGGGCTGGTGTCGCCCTCTTTCCGCTTCCCGCTCGGTGCGCCCCGGTACACGCGAATGAGCTTCATCGTGCCCGACTTGTAACCCGTCACAAAGAACCGCGATTTCTTGTAAGTGTTCGAAGTGTCCGGGTCAAAAGGCGGCAGGCTTTCCGGTCCCTCATAGGGCAGGAAAACCTTTTCCGCGCCCCTCTGTTCCGTGAAATCCAGGCCCTCTGGCTCGCCTTCCCGTTCCAGAACCGCTTGTCCTTCCGCCCGCAATTGCCGGCGTGTCCCTCGTGGATATGCCATGGTACGTCCTCCCTTTACGCGAACCCCGCTGACGGCCCCGGGGAGAAAGGGTCTCCCCGGGGCGATGCGGAGTACGGAATGTGTTGCTTAGATGGTGTCCTCGATGAGGAACCCGCAGGACGTAGCCACCGCCCTGACTTGGTATTCCTTCTGGACACGAATCACATCGGCTTCTTCCTCGTCGTCTCTCCAGCGGTCCACTTTCACGCCGTTGGTGCCCATGTTCAACTGGAACACGTACACGGCCGACGCTTTCTGTAGACCCGCCGAGGATTCGAGGTAGCCAATCCACGACGCGTTGGTCCAGATGGACTGTTGCGAGGTGGTGGTGGCGTCCGCGAACGGCTCTTGCGCGGTGTTTTCCGGCGTCCGGGCGACCAGGAACTTCTGCACGTTGATGAGACGCGCGAACATGTCCGGGCCCAGGGAATCCGCCGATGTGAACTTGATGCGGTCCACGGTCGCGGAGTTCTCTTTGATGGCCAGCCATGTGTCGTAGTTCACAATCGCCGTGTTCGGCAGTTTGCCGGACTGAACGGCAATCACGGACGTGGCGCTGTCATAAACCCGGATTGGGTTTGTGGTGTTGGTCACAAACGACGCATCCGCGCTCAAGGACATGCTGTTGGACCAGTTGGCATCGCCCTGGAAGAGCGTCGCGCAGGATTTCTCAAACCGAAGCATGAGCTTCTGCGTGAGAATCTCGGTAGCGTCGAATTCCAGGTTGATGGGTTTGTCGGTGTTCCGCTTGTCCCGGTCGTACACATGCTTTTGCAGGGCATGGTTCGTCAGGAGGTAAGAGGCGGTCGACATGTCCCAATCGGGCTCGTTGGCTTTTCCTTTAGTGCGGGCGGTTTCCGGGATATTCATTAAGTCCTTTGAATAGACGTAATAAATGTCGGATTCACGCACGACGGGCACCACTGGGAACTCACCCGAGATAAGCCCCTCGGGCTTATAGGCGACTGAATGGTTCTCCAGTATTGCGTCTCGGTGTACCTTATGTCGGAATGGCATGTTCAGTCACCCCCTTAGGCTTGGACCAGCCGCATGGGCGTGATGTTGATAAGAATCTCAACAGCCGCGCCGGTTGCGCCGGATTCCAAAGCATGTCCAATAAGAAACGGCAGGTTGCCGGTCGTGGTGTTGAAGGTCGGAACCGTTGCTTCAACCACCTCGCCCGTTGCCGTCAAAGCCGTCAGCAATGCACTCGCTGACACCGAAGCTCCGGCTTGCGCCTTCGCTGTCCCGCTAATCGCCGTCCAAATGGACGTGCCGGTGTTGCCCACGGATTGCTCCTGGGAAATGCCGGCAATCGCCGCGGTCGCCGTGTCCCACAGGGCCACGCCCCGAGGCACACCCGACGTCGCAGCAAGTTTAAGAACGCGATAGGCAGGGATTGTTGCTGCCGCATTAACGTTGAAGTTAATGCAGTTTCTCCCTTGTATGACTCCCATGTCGTTTACCCTCTATTTTTTATTCGGTCCCCGTTCACGCGCGGCGGGTCACGCACGCACGCTTATAGGGCCTACTTTCGAGCAACCTACTCCCGGCCTACTCTTCGTCTTCGACCTTCGGATTGCTGGGGGAGAGAGCCACAACAGCCTCACGGTAGGAGACTTTGTGCTTCTCCATGTACTGCAGAGCCTTCTGGTGCAAAGCTTCCCTGTCGTTCTTCTGCGGTTCGCCCGCGCCGGTTTGTTCATCCGTGTTGATTTCCACGCTGTTGGAATCAATGAACGCCTTGAGAATTTCAGCGGGGGTCTTTTCGGCATCGCCCAGCTTGTATTTCTTCTCGGTGGACGCATTGGCCAGGAGCGTGTACAGCATGGGCTTCTGGGCCGGGGTGATTTTCTTGTTCTTCACCGCTTCGTCCAGCATGGCGTTGATTTCCACGGCTTTCTTCTCGTCCGCGTAGCGGCCCACTTGGATTTCCAGGTCGCCAATTTTCTTGGTGGCTTCCGCGAGGCTGTCTTTAAGCGTCTTGTTCTCAGCGGACAGCGCCTCAAACGCAGACGTCTTCTCGGACAGTTCCTTCACCTGGACTTCCATTTCGGCCTTGGCTTTGAGGGCGTCGGCCAGTTGTTTCTGGAGTTCGTCACTCATTGTGTTCTCCTTTTCAGATAGGGTGAACTCATAAGCTTTGGCCTCATGGTCCCCCGTGTATGCTTTTACCTCGCCGCCCAAGGCATAAAGCGCAATAATGTCGTCCAACTCATGCACCGCCGGCGTGTCGCCTCCCAAAAGCGACACCGCCTTCAAAAGCTTCCCGTACTTCCGGCCGTTCACGTCCATGCCCAGGTAAATCTCACTCGAGACGCGCCGGTAGGCGGCGGCCTTGATGAGCTCGTAAATCTTCTTCGGCACCCGGCTGAACTTGGCGTACAGGAACTTCCCCTGGCGCGTTAGGGACTCAATCCAACCCGCCGCCGGCAAACCGTCCTTTTGAATCAAGCCTTGCTTGTCGTCGTGGCCCAATTTCAGGTACGGCTTCATCTGTTGCTTGGTCTCGTTGAAGGCCCGCACCATCTCGTCCAGGTCTTCGACGGTATAAGTGTCCCCGTTCCATTTCCCGGCCGCGAAAATTGGCACGTTGTCGATGTCGTAGGTCTGGGGCAGGTCGAACTGGCGCTTGCCCTCTTGAATCTCTTTCCCGGCTTTCTTGGCGCTCTCAATGATGTTCATGTCGATATCCATAGGCCCTCTATCGCGGTACGACGTTGCCGACCGGGTTCACTATCTCTTCCGGTGCGGGCGGGGCTGGTTCCTTGGCTTTCGGCCCCAAATCCGTCACGTTAACCTTCAACTTGATTTTCTCTTTCAGGCCCTTAATCTTTTCTTCCTTGGCCTTCTTCGCCTCCACCACAGGTTCAAGCTGGGTGACAATTGTCTCGAACTTCTCTTTGATTTTTAGCTTCACAGCCGCTTCGTCGTTCAAATCCCCGTTCGCTTTGAGGGTTAAGCTGACGTCCTGGGGCGTGATGAAAAACATCAGCCGGCCCAATTCCAGCGTGTAGATGACGACCTTGATGGACTTGAGCGTTTCGTCCTCGTTGAAGATGGGATAAATCTCGGTGCTCAGTATCGTCGTCATGACAGGTTCGGATGCACGGTGAACTTGTAAATGTCCGTGTGGAACGTGTTGTTTCCCAGGGTTATCACCGCCTGGAGGCTATAGGCCCCGTCGGTGGCAAACGTGCTGGACGTCGACGTATAAATCAGGCTGCCCGTCGACCCTGTCCCCACCAGGGCCGCGGTCACCGTGCTGACGTTCCCGTTGGAGTCCCGGAAGAGGAACTGGCGCCCCGTTGTGGTGTTGATGGTCGAAATGTCCACGGTGCTTGAGCCGTCCATGATGGTGACGGTGAACTCAACCCCGACGTCGCCTACATGAATTTCGTCAGCGGCCATTTATCGCTCCAAGGTTATGCTGCGGGCGCGGTCGACATAGAGAACCAGCCCGCGCGCGCGGTCCACGTACAGCGTGATGCCGATGGCTTCTCCGGACACAGCCACCGAGCTGGTGATTCCCGAATAGAGAAAGTTCAAATGCTGCCGGTCGGTGGCGCTGATGGCCCCGTCGGCCACAGGCCGTATGCGCAGAAAGTCCAGCCCGACGCCGCAGGCGGAGGCTCTCTTCTGTCGTGTGTCTATCGCCACGGGTTAGCTCCATTTGGCACGAGTATGGGTTGTCCCATCGTCGGAATGAGACGACGTTGCGATGTTGGCGTTGTCGGCGTTGTTCCGCAACGTCTGCGTGCTGCTGGTCTGCGTGACCTTGTTCCGCGCCAGGAGGAACACCCATTCAAGGGCTTCCAGGACGGACCCCGTTACACCTGGAACCGAAGACAGTTCCGTCATGGCCTTGTTCCAAATCTCGGTGACGGCGTCCGCGGCCAGGGCGTCGGCGTCGATGGCGTCAGTGGCAATCGCGGCGGCGGTGATGACGCCGTTGGCCATGGCCTGGGTGTTGGAATCCACGCGGCCGGAAATGAGGCTGTTGACCACAGACGATACCCAGGACCGAACGTCCGACATGCCATGCGCCTTGACCACGTAATTGACAGACCCGACCGTGGTACCGACAAAAGCCGGGGTAATCGTGGCAACCTTGGTCGCGCCGACGTAGTCGGTAATAAGGTGCGCCTGCGTCGGCGTCGTGCCGTTGGTGGTGACAACCAAGACACAGCCGTTGTATTGGTCGTCTGTGCTCCCCGCGTTGCTGTCGAGGGTAATGCTTGACCCGCTAAAGGTGCTTGAGGTGCCGGCCGCCAAGACCTGGCTGGCCATACCGAAGGAATTGGCGTTCTCGTGGTCGTTAAGGTCGTGGTCCCAAGCCGCCGGGCCTGTTGGCCGGATAACGAACACGCTGGTGTTGTCGGGCGTTGTTATCCAGTTCGGCGTGACAGAAGCGGCTTTGGATGACCCGACATAGCCGTGAATGTACCGTGTCTGCCCCGCGCCTGTGCCGGACACGATGGAAATCACGGTGTTGCGGTAGAGATTGTCCGTCGCCGATGCGCTGGCATCCAGCGTGATGTCCGAGGAGGTGCCGGTTTGCGCCGTGCCGCTTCGCACCACCTGCATGACCTGGCCGAACGTACCGTCCGTCGTATGCCCGCTCCGGGCTTCGTCCCAAATGTCGTCCACGCCTGTGGCGCTGAGTCTGTACCCGGTTTTATCGTTGTTTGTGCTCACCGTAACGCCGTTTGTGACGGTGGTTACTGTTGGAATGGTGTTCCCCGTGCCCGCATACCCTGTCCCGTCAAAGAACGCTTCCGCGTTGTCGGCGGCCGTGGCATCCCCGCTGATTTGCGCGACGTTGGCGGTGATAACCTGACCTGTGGCTGAGGCCCCGAAATTGTTGACGGTGCCGACCGTGGTCACGTTGTCAACCGCGCCGCCTGTCAGCGCAATTTCCCCTTGGCCGGTCCCGTCTTTGATGGTCACGACGGGATATCCTGCGGTGTCGGGCGTGGCCACAGCCGACCCGTTCCATTGGGTGACGTTCACCGGCTGCGTGGCCGTGTTCAGGTCAAAGGCATGGGCCGCGGTTGTGGTGCCATAGGTCTCAATCAAAATGGCTTGGTCTTCGAACGCCTTGGTGGCCGAGTCCACCAAGAACACGCTGGGATAGGCCGTGGACATTTCCGCCGCGGTCAAACTCAAGGCATACATCCCGCTACCCACCCAGGACGGCAACGTGGCGGCGTTGGTCATGCCCGTTCCGTTAAAAATCTTCACGTCGCCGGAGGCAAAACTGACTGCCGTGGATGTGTCGAGAAAGCTGGTTGTGCTGTAGGCCACCAAAGGGAAGTAAATCGTGGTGGCCCGGTTGTACTTCTTCAAGATGGCGGACATTTAGATGGCCCTCCGTGACACGCCGCGCATAACACCACGCAGGGCGTGCCGGTCTAAGTGCGTGACCGTCGGCCGGCCGGCGGCGGGTGCCGCTACCGTGTCGTAGGCGGAACCGCGTCCCTTCGGCCGATAAATCGCGTAGCGGGTTTGCGGTGCCCATAGCTGCCACATTTCCACGTTGCTCAAGGCGCGGCCATAGATACGCACGTCGTCGACACGACCAAAGAAAAAGTTGCCCGCCGCTTCCGCGCCGATTCTTGGCACATTGACGTGCGTTAAGGTTCCGCCGAGCGCCTGGATATCCGTTTGTATTTCCCCATTGATATACAGGCGCACATTGCTGCCGTCCCATGTGCCGCCCACGTGGTACCAGACATTCGCCGAAAGGGCTGCGTTCGAGAGCGGGGCCACGCTTCCCGCCGATGTGTCGAACAAAATCAGGATTTTGTTGGTTGTCCACTTGAAGACTTCAATCCCGTCCACGGACCCGTTCTTGGTGCTAAAAATCATCCGTGCGCTGCCGTCCTGTTGGGCGAGTTTGACCCATAGAGAAAACGACAGGGCCGAGTACGTGCCGGGAATGACGTCGTCACAGACGATGAAATCGTCCGTCCCGTCAAAGGACACCACCAGCCCGCGTTCCTGGTCACTGACCCAAGCTGGTTCCGTTGAGGACTTAAAAGAACCGTCCAGCCGGCGGCGGGTGTAATCGTAGTACCGCGTCGTTCCCGCTGACCCGATTCCTGTCCAGGCCGCCCGTAAACCGTGCGCGAGCGGGTGCTTGGTGTCGAGAGTCACCGGGACATTGGGCGGCACAAGCCCGCGGTGTCTTATGGCTCGACTCATTCGTTGACCTCGCTGTACAAGACGTACTTCACGGTGTTGCCAGTGGCTCCGAAGGCTTGTCCGGTTTCGTTCATGACCAACATCTTGAACTGGCCTGCGGGCGCATCGTGATGGCGCGTGACGTTGCGCCGCGCCGTGGTTGTGGCGTCGAACGACACAGAAGCCAGCCAGGTGTTCAGCGGGGGGTCTGTGGAATCGTCCCCGTAGGTAAAGTTCGTGCCGTCAATGCTTGGCAAAACGTAAATGTCCACGCGCGCGTTGGAGGACCGCGCGGAGGATTGGGCAGCCAGGCTTATTTCGATGTCGATGAATCGCTTACCATTGGTGGAATTATCAATGGCTGCCCCAAGTTTGTTGGCGCTTGAGGCCAAGCTGTTCAGCTCGGTCGACAGGTATGTAGTTGCGGACGGATAGTTTTCCCAGTTGACGGTTGTCATGTCTTACCCCTTACGCGGCCAAGCGGGCTTTGGCTACATGGCCCGCCGAAATTCGTCCCAGACCCAATTCTTCGCCACGGGTTTTAAGTTCTGTCTGGAGTGCCACCAAATTCGCCCTGGTTGTTGTTCCGGCCGCAAAAGCCGCTGCAAAGGATGCCCGGGTGTTCGCTCCCAGTACGCTCACCGTGCCCATACTGAGAATTGTCTGCACCCGTTGCTTTTCCTGCGCCGAGACAGCCGCCCATTCGGCGGGCACTATGGCTTCCCAGACCTCGTAAGCGGGAACGGTGATTCTGTTGACGCTGCGGTTGCGCGTGTTCATGATGTCGGCGATTTGCTGGTCGGTCTTGCCCGCATAGCCCAGACCGGCGGGGTCGGTCGTAATTTCCGTTTTCAGTCGTCCGTAGTCCATGACTACCCTTCCTTGGCGAAGTTCTTGAGCCCGCCGCCAAGCTCTTGTATCCGGTCAACCGCCGGCACCTTCTCGGCCTTGTACTCTTCAAATTTGGTGATGGGGACAAGCACGCTTCGGCAATTGAAATGCAGGGGCGGCGTGATACGGGCGACTTCGTCTTCCAAGCTAAAAATCTTCCCGTCCAGTTCCGCGCAGACATCCGAGGTGCGGTTGTCCATGATGGCGCTGAACTGGTAGGCTTCGACTAGCTGGCTGGCAAACTCGTCATTCTCCCAATAGCTGCGCCGGGCCTCGTTATAAATCTCGGTGGTCTTGGTACGCACCACCGTGGCCAGCCAGCTTTCCGTTTCGTCCACCGCCAGGTCTCGTATAGCACGCACAATGTCGGCCTCAGACTGGCCGGACTTAATGCCTTCCACCAACACGTTCTTGCCTTTCTTCGTGATGTGCGTCGCATAGTCCCCCACCACTTTGAAGGATTCGGCGGCGATGATTTCCTCGAATTCTTCGGGGAGAAGCGCATCGCTGAACTTGCTGGTTTTGACCCCGTTGGGGAATATCTCCCGCCGTGCCTCGTCTATGGAATCCCGGAACAATTGCCGGAAATGGTTGCGAAACACCAGGTTCATTTCTTTCATGTGCCTGGGCTGAATCTCGTTCATCTTCTCGGGGCGGAAGTTGCGGATGAGGCCCTTGTCGCGGATTTGGTCGATGAAATCGCCAAACACCATCTTCGCCGTGCGCCTGAGAGCTTGGAACACCGTGTCTTCGGACTCGTCCAGCGTGCGCTTCATTTCCACGAAGTCGACTTTCTTCTCAAAAGCGGTTTTCTCCCGAAACGTCTTGAGCGCGTACTTGCCCTCGTCTTTCTTGGGTTTCTTCTCCCCCTCGGGTTCTTCCACGCGCTTGCCGTTCTTGTCGAACGGTGTCTTTGGCGGTTCGTTGGGTTTGATGGGCTTGCCGTCCGGCCCGAACTCGGTCGGTTCCGGGAACTCCATCACATCGCCTTCTGGGAATCCGGTGATGGACCGGAAATGGTTGATTTCCTCCGGGTTTGGCTTGAATATCTTGGCGCTGACCGCTTTCACCCACAGGTCCGCATAGGCGGACACGTCGTCTTCTGTGTACTCGACGAACTTAAATTCGACAGGAACGTCCGATTTCCCGAAGTTGACCTCGATAAGGGGCTTAACCAGCTTGAGGGTGATTTTGCGTTCAAGGGCCTGGCGGTCTTTGTAGATGGTGCCGAGGAAGGTCTTAAAGTGTTCTTTGCCAAGGGCCAGGGAACCGCCCTTGGTTTGGGCCCCGCCAATGCCCAGGAGGTCCGGCACCAGGATGGACCGGGCAATCATCATGTTGTAGAGGTCCACGGCCTTGATGTAGGAATCCGACCCGTCGCGCTGGGGGTAGAGCAAGTCAATCTTTGTGCCTTGCGGGAACGCCAGCGTGGTGTGGCTTTGAATCGACTTCAGCATGGTGTGGAAGGCGTTGATTTCGTTCGAGTCCATGGTGGTCGGGTACTCGCCGGCCACGGTGGGCTGGGCGAACCGTTCCAGGTACATGGCCATAAAGCGCATGACGAACTTCTTGGCCTTCCAGTGGTCATGCGCCGCGCTTAGGTCGCTGCGCCCATAGGGATTGCCGAACTCTTGCTGGTAGACGTGGTGAATGAACATGGAGGGCTTGAACTGTTTCTCTCCCATGTTCTGCACCTGGGAAATCGAGGTTACATTGCCCTTGTCGTCAATGTTGAACCGGAACGTGTCAGGCGGGCGGGTCTTCAAGCATTTGTAGATGTATTTCCCCTGATACTCCCCTTCTTCTTCTAGCCCGTAGACCGGCTCGGTTAGGCTGAAGCCGAACTCGTAGCTTGAGAGGATGTCCCTCAAAGAATCCTCAAAAGACATATCGACGGTCAGGCCCTCGTTAATGCGCTTGAAGGCGGCCTCGACGAACTCTTTGATTTCGTCGTTCTCGCATTCAATCTTCCAGCCGGTGTTGATGACCATGTCCTTCTTCAGGCTGATGGCGGCCTTGACCTGGTCGTCGTTCATCATCTCTTTGTAAATCGAGTAATCGTTGCCGGAAACGAGCGGGTCGGGGTTGAATGGGAAGATGTAGGAGTCCGCGAAGACGGGACTCTTGTAAATGGTCTGGGCTTCTAACGCTGACCCAGTAAGAATGGTTGGCGTTACTTTTTTGGAAGGTTCGTCAGGTTGTTTCTCTTGGACTGCCGAGGAGGATGCCAGCTTTTTTACCCTCATGCGCGTAGGTGCGGACGTAGCGCCGAAGCCGTTTGTACATCTGGAAAGCAATCGCGGTGGCCATGACTCCGTCGTCGTGCTTTCCCTCAATTGCCTGCAGTTTACCGTCAATCTCCTCAAACGTTAAGCACTCCGAAAGCAGGATTTGGTCAAAAACCCGGAATTCGGGGAAGAAATGGTCCTCGTCTTCAGCCGAATCTCCCTCTATGGCGTACTTCAGGTCGTCCAACATGGTGAATTTGGAGACTCTATCCGTTTGCCATCCAATTCTTTGCTCCGTTCTATCATGGCTCGTTGCGGACACGCCTTTTACCACCTCGATAGCCGGCCGGATTTTTTCTTCTTTGTAGATGTTCGGGTAATGGCAGATTTCGGTGAGGCCCAGGATAACGGCATGGCCGTGGTTATTGCGTTCGGGCGCTAAGAGCGCGTTCCGGTACTCTCTCCCCCACTTGTCGCATTGGCGGTAGAACACGTCCACGCCCACGCGGGCGCGGTAGCGAAACGCTTCCTGCCGGCATGTCACGCAGATAATCTTCAGGTAGGAATAGTCGATGGCCCCTTCGGAGGTGTCCGCACCGGCCGCGTAGATGTGACCCTTCTGCGGTTTCTCCCATTGAATCCAGTCCTCATTGGGGTCTTCGGTAATGTCCGCGGCGTGTTCGCTGGCCCAGTCCTTGGCTTCAAGCAACAGGCGGTGAATCTTGCGTGGCTCGAAGTACTTGTGGCCAGAGGTGAGGAAAGCATCGTCGTCTGTTTCCGGGAACTCCTGCCGGTATAGACCTTTGAGTTGCTTTTGCTTGGACCGGCGGAACAGGATTTGTTCAAGGTCCAGTTCCAGGTCATAGTTTTTCCGCACGTAGTCGGACAGGCGTCTCTCGTCCTTGGTTAAGACGATTGTGGCGGGGTCTATGCCGTTCAAGGGCACTCTGTACTCTTCCTGGATGTACCATGGGTAGAACGCGGTCTTGAACGGCGATTCCCCCCGCTTGCCCTCTTGGTACAGCTCATAGCCATGGTTCCCAATACCATTCCCGGTGGACTCCCCTGTGATGTTGGCTGTAGGAGCGCACGCGCCCAGGGTGCGGGCTATTTCCGCATCGTCGCAATAGCACCACTCGGAGATATGGAGACTGTGCAGGGCGGTGGATTTGATTGAGAGGGACACCATAATCTTGCTGTTCACGTCTGGGAAGGACAGCACGGACTTGGAGTCTTCGCCCAGTCTGGGCTTGTACTCCTCCGGCATATAGGCATGGGCGAGGCGGACTATCTCGAAGAGGTACCCCAGGTTCTCTTTCTTGTCGGCCAGAATACCGGTGATGGTGTTCTCGTTGAAGATGGTTTCGTCCAGCCAGTAGATAAGCCAGAGGGTCGAGACCCCTCCTTGCCGGTACTTAATCCAGAACCCGCGAATAGGGTTCATCCCCTGGATGTCAGCCAACATCCGCTTCTGGATATTGTTGAGTTTTAGGTTGGTGAGGTTCTTTTTTTTGTCCCGGATTTTATAGAGGTTCTGGATGCGCCACAGCTTATTGCCGAGGGTTTCTTTGAAGCGGTTATGTTCCTGCGGGTTGAGTGTCATCGTGTCTATCCGCCCTCAGCAAGAGTTCCAACCGTGCCAGGGCGTTCCAGGCGGTATGCGCGGCGTGCAAGAGACCCGAGTCCGGGTCCAGTGATTCATGCCGTTCATAGAGAATATGCCGCCACATGGCGTCGTAGTAGCGTTGTTCTCCATTGGGCACGGTTTGCCAACCGCCGCGCGTGTACTTCATGGCCCCAAACGTGCCGACATTAGCGACCTCTAGGAGAGCCAGGCTGAAATCGGCTAAGACACCGGCAAGAGGTTTGCCAGCGTCCAGTTTGGCCCCTGGTTCATGGGGTGATTTACCGGAAGGGTCTTGCTCTGTCATTCCGGCCTCGGTGTGCCGCATTCGGGGCAGAATTTCGGCGGGCATTCCCAAATCTCCGACCGAGTAGCACCGGGTCGATTATATTCCCACCTTGACTGGCCGCGGTAAAACTCCCAATGCGCGCACCAATACTTCTCGCCGCGCTTCCAGCGGAGGAGGGCTTCAAAAAGTCCCATTGAAACGTTCTCAACAGCGCAACCGTCTGCCTTCAGAATCCTCTCCAACTCTTCCCGGTCCTTATCCACACGCGCTCCAATCACACTTGGGGCATTGCTTACAGCCCTCTTGGTAAATCAACTGGGAACCACAACGAGGGCAGAGAGCGGAATCCGACATGGCCTTATCTATATCTCCCAAGCTGTCCAGCTTTCCCTTCACGCCATAGCTCGTAATGCTTTCGTACCGACGGGCTGTTTAGAAAATCTTGGCCTCTGATTCTGTGGTATTTAAGATAAATCTTTACATCTTGTTTAGAATAGCCGTACTTCTGATGAACAATCGCCATTTCAGATTCAATTTTCATTTGTGCCTCATAGGCCCAATAGATTGGGAACATGATAGCGCATGTAAGAATCGCGATTACGGAGATGATTATTAAAACATCATGTTTCTTTTCCCATGTCACTCTTCCTCCTCCGGCTTGTCGGTCACATCCTCCACGGAGAGCCATTCGTTGCATGAAAAAGCCAGAATAGGGTGCGCTGTGCTTTCGCTGGTGGCCTTGTAGAGCACCAACGCGCCGGATTCTACACGCATAAAATGGGCTTCCACCTCCAGAGGGTCTTCCCAATCCCCCTGCGATTTCAGACTAACCTTGAATTTCCTCACCCTTAATCTCCTTCAGCATTTGGACAATGGACATGTGGTAGTTCTTCACCGCCATATTGTCAGTCGACTGGCCCAGGATGAGTCGCTGGGCCTTTAGGGCACGCTCTATGGCTGCCGTAAGCTGGGCCAGTTCGTTAGAGTCCATACTCTCGGCCTTGCGGGTCATAATGCGCCCGGCCAAGCCTTCCACAGCGGACCATAGCTTCATTTGGCGGTCCCACTCCTGCCCATACTTTTCCGCAACCGCCGCCTCGGTTTTTTCTAACGCAGTCCTGATTATCCTCTCTTTGGCCTCAACCCATCCGTCCTCGGACACGCGGGCATAGAAAATGTTCTGGTTCCCTATACCCTTGCGGATGCGGAACTGGTTTAGGCTCTCATTGCCCTGTAGCCATTCGGCCTTGAGGGCCGGCCAGTCATAGCGGGTGCTGCTGGGTTTTCCCATCTCTGACCAGTTCGGCTTTCTTGCCGGTGAATTGCTGCCAGCGTTTCACGATAACGTCACAGTAGCGAGGTTCAATTTCCAGGCCGTAGCACTTGCGGGAGAGTTTCTCGGCGGCAATGAGGGTCGTCCCTGAGCCCATGAATGGCTCGTAGACAATGTCGCCAGGTTGGCTGCTATTCTGCAAATGTGTTTCCACTAGCTCGACTGGCTTCCCAGTGGGATGGTCTGGAGAGGCTTTTGGCCTCGGAATGGTGAAAATGCTGACCTTGTTTCTGTCCCCGTACCAGGGACGTTGTTTCCCTTGTTTCCAGCCATAGACAACGGTCTCGTGCTGCAGATGATAATCCGAATGTCCCAAGACCATGGAATCCTTGACCCATTGGAGTTCTTCGTGAATATGCCAACCGGTGGCCAAAATGGTAACGCCAAAAGTTACAGACAGCGCGCCCGCCGGGCGCGCTATGTAAATTGGTGCGCCTTTCATGAGCATATCGTCTGCCACCTGAAATGCTCCTGTTAGCAAAGCCTCAAGGCCAGCAGCGTCATCATTTTTGATTTCTAAAGCGTCTTTTGTCTTGCCAACATAAGACACGCCATAGGGCGGGTCTGTCCACATCATATGGGCCGCTTTAGAACCCATAACTGCTGATACATCGCTGTTAGCAGTAGAATCCCCACACAGCAACCTATGCTCTCCCATAAGCCACAGGTCGCCAGGCTTTGTAAATGCTTCGGCTGGCGCTTCCGGCACAGCGTCCGGGTCAGTGAGCCCTCCAGGTTTCTCCCAGTCAATGAGTTCTTTTAGCTCGTCCTCGTTATAGCCTGTCAGTTCCAGGTCGAAATCCCCAGTGTCCAAGTCGACGAGGAGTTCTTTCAGCTTGAACTTGTCCCACTCGCTGTTCTCAGCCAGTTTGTTGTCGGCAATGGTATAGGCGTTGGCCTTGCGGTCGTCCAGGTCCAGGGCGATGACGGGGACCTGTTTCAGGCCCGCTTTCTTGGCGGCCTCGAGGCGTCCGTGGCCGGCAATGACACGGTTGGTTCCCTTCTGCACCAGAATAGGGTTGGTCCACCCGTATTCCTGAATAGAGCGCACCAAGGCGTCAACGTCCTCCTTGTGGGCCCTCGGGTTACGGTCCCAGGGCCTCAGCGTGGCAATGTCGACCTGTTCAACCTGTAACTTCATACAGTTTCCCGCACTTTCGGCATAGCATAATGGGTAGCGCCCCGACGCGGTAAATGCGCGGAATCTTGGCCGGCGCGTGTTTATGTGGCTGTCGCTGTTTTTTCTTCAAGCGCAACGTCCTTGAACTCTGGCTTAAACCCTTTAGCCAGTTCCTCTTTCATGGCGGCCAGGGCGCGTTCGTCCCATGCCGGCATACGTGCGGCAAGCTGGCAAATGGCGGCAATACACTCTTTCCACCGTTCCGGGTTCATTTCGTGACAGCGTTGGAACGCCGCCATCGCTGTTTTGGGCTGGCCAAGTTGAATGAGGCACTGGCCCATGAACCAGAATACGTCGTCGTTGGGCCGGACGCTCGCGCACCAGGAGAGCTGCTCGTAAGCTGTTTGGTAGCGTTCCTGTTGCCATAGCCAAATGCCGCGTGGTTGGGCGAGCCGGCAATTGTCGCCAATGACCTCGTGGGCTTTCTCGAAGAGTTCGTTCTGGTATTCCGGCTCCTTGCCGTGGCGCTGGAAGATGAGCTGGAGCCACGCTTCGGGGAACTTGGGCCAGACGTCAATGGCTTCCTGGTACTTCTTCTCGTTGTAGAGCTTAATGGCCGTGTTCTGGCGGTGAATTTTGTCGACGATTTCCTGCCAGTCCTCTTTGACAATGCACGTTTCCCGGTGCGGGTCTTTGCGGAGGAGATAGGTCTGCCCATACTGGATGTGGTCCTCCTTCTCGATAATGAGGCCAGCCTTAGCGAAGAGATTCTTAATGGACTGAGAAGTGAAGACATTAATGTGTTCCTTGTGGAAGAGGTGTTGGAACGTGGACGTTGGCGTGCCCGAGGCTTCTTCCAGCACGTCCAGCCATTCCGGGGTGGCAATGAACATGTGTCCGTCGTCTTTAAGAAGCGACACGTAATGCGCCAGTTTCTTGTCAGGTTCGGTGAGGTGCTCTAAGACATGGTACAGGCTGATGAGGTCATAGCGGTGCTTAGGCTCTAAGTCCTCAGGGATGGGGATACCGTAGAAATGCTCAGCGAAGCGGCGGTATGCCAGGGTCAATTCGCTGCCGGTGGACTTATGGCCCAGGGTACGTAGCCAATGGGGAATGTAGCCGGTGGCGCAGCCCACGTCCCCGCATATGAGGTCTTTCTTGCCTTTGAGGAAGTCGCGCAGGAAGATGGCGATATAGTTTTGTTTGCGCGTGGTGGTCAGGAGGTTCTCATAGGTCGGTTCCGGCCGGTAGGCTTTGCGATAGAACTCTTTGACCTTCTCCTCGCTTTCGGGTTCGACCTGGTAGGCGACAGCGCCGCAGTTCTTACAGACGGCCAGTTCCCGTTCGGCGTTGAGTTCTTTAAGCGAGTGCCACGTCTGGTCTTC